ATTGCGGTGCGGCCATTGGGATTCTCCGAAATTATTAGAAGTAGCCATTAGTATCCTGCTGAAAGCCCGTATCCGCCACCATTTGGAGTGCTAGCCTTGGCCCCACCAAACAGACCACCAGCCGCGCCCGCCGCAGACCCCGCAAGACTGAACAACCCTTGCGTTGTAGCATTATTTGACGCCACCTGCTGCCCATATGCGTTCTGAGCATAGTTGCCCGCCTGTGTGTAGGCATTGGCAATCGGGGCAGCAGCGATGGTGCCGCCGCCAGTATATGACTGAAACTGTGGGTTCTGGATTTGAGCGCCACTCTCTATGGCCGCCAACGTATTGATAGGCATATTGTAATTCGACATATCACGCTGGTATTGCTGATTGGACGCCGTATTGCCAAACTGGGCAGACTGAAGTGCTTCATTATACTGTTGGGCTTGGGCTTGATTATAAAGACCGGCGCTCTGAAGGCCCTGATTGTAATTCTGGCCAACAGCCGCGTTATATTGATTCTGCGACGCAAGGCCCTGACCGTAATTCTGGCCAATAGCGGCATTGGATGCTTGGTTTGCTTGCAACCCTTGATTAAAATTCTGCCCTAGAGCCTGATTATACAATCCAGCCGAACTTAAAGCCTGACCGTAACCCTGCTGATTAGCGGACATATCAAGATTAAGGCCGTACAATGCGGCTTGGCTTAATTGGTCGTTCTGCGTCTGGCCCTGCGCCATCATAGCCGTCTTCCAAGCTTCTGACCCCGGCGTAACGCCCTGATTAGCTAGGGACTGGGCGAGCGAGGCGTTCTGCATCTGTATCTGGGGGTTCAGGCGGGCCATGATAGCGTTCTGGCCCGTCATACCAGCGTTAACCGGCATTTTGGCTACGCCAGAAAGGTCAAGAGTGCCTTGGGCATTGCCATACTTGTCTGCGCTAAAACCTTGCGCCAAGCCATACTGGTCGGCGCTCATACTTCCAGCCAAGCCATACTGGTCTGCGGCAGGCCCGTAATTGATTGGGCCTTGATTGCCAATGCCAGTTTGGATTCCCGGAGCCGTAGACGCGAAGGGCTTGCTCACTGTGTCTGAAACATTGTTCAGAACGCCCAAACCGAGCTTGGACATCCCAGCCTGAACGGCCTGAGCATTGTCCAGCGCCTGCTGAGCCGCAGGTGTGAGCGTCTGCGTAATCGTCGGCTGGTCTGAGTTGGACGTAGTTGTATACTGCTCCCTTGTGGGCATTGTGCCTTGCAGACCACCGCCTTGGAAATTGCCCCACTCGTCATACATAGGCAGATAACTGGAATTATTATATTGCTGCACGGCCGCGTCATAGCCAGCTTGGTCAAAGCTAGGCGTCCCGCCCCATGTTACGGTCTGTGTGCCGTAGGGCGTAACCATGTTCGGATTATTCAGCTTGGCCGTAAGCCGCGCGGCGTCAATGTTAGCCTGACCCTGTGCTTGAGCCGCACCTGCATAATCAGGCGTGGGGGGAGCGGCGGGCTTGTTAAGGACGGCATTCGCAACGCCTAGAACACCAGCGCCGATTGCAACTGAAGCGAAAACACCCATTATTTAGCCCCTATCAAATTAGTTTTGAGGATGTTGCCGGGGGCAAACATGCTGTCCGGATCATCTTCGATTAGCTCTTTTTCAACATCTTCAACGTTGGTAGATTCAGCGAGGTGGATGTTCATAAAATGTGCGTCTGTAATCGTGTGGCAGGCCCTTTTGGTGCCGGGCTTGCTCTTAAACATGGCTGGCCCAGTAATGACTTGGATGCCGTCTGGGGTCGTGATGTTGACCGTCCCAGAAACGATATAGAACAGATGCTCTTTCTTATGGACGCGGCCCACAGCAAGCTGGTTAGCCTTTAGCTTTGCCTCACGGCAGTACATTCCGGCAAAGAATGTATGAATGGTTTCAGGCTCATACTGAGGCATGGTCTTAATCACAGCCTCAAACTTGAGGATGCTTTCCATGCTGGCTTCAACGGGAAGCGCCTCATCTATTACAGCCAGATTGCTCATACGCCTGCCCATCCGCTTTGATATACCACATCTGTTGACGCCCACTGTATCTGCAATCCGCTGCTTGCCGTCTTCATCTGTAATCCGCCGCAATAGCCAAGGCCGGTGATGCCAAGCCAAGTATTCTGGATCATCAGGTCAGACCCCCAAATTGCTGAGTCCCATTTGCTAGTTGCGGAATCCCAAAGGCCATAAGTAGCGTTAGCAAATGTAACCGCAGCAGTGGTGTCTGAAGTGTCAAAATCGACATTCATGCCGACACTTATTGATGGGTTTCCGCTGCTAAAAATGCTTGGCCGAGCGCGGGTAAAATACTTCTTTACACCACGAGCGCCAAAGTAGTTGAACGCTTGCTGCGTCGTGGTCTGGATGTTGTTAATGTCATCAGTGTAATTGTTGCTCCAAGCCTTACCGACGTAGCCATCTGAGCCAAAATAGGGGTCATCATTATAGATTTCCCAGCAATAGGACGCCCAGCCCGTGAACTGGCACCAAGACTTGGTGATGGTATTCATCACATACTGTTCTTGCAGGCCATCAGCCACGGGGATATTGATCCAGACGGCATTGTACTTAGCCGTGTATGTTATTTGCCAGCCTACAGACGCATGGTTGCCGCCGTATTGGGTTGTGGCATTGGTGATGGCACCCTGAATCTTGTCTGACAGGGCCACACGAGGGTCGAGGCGGCTGGATTGCAGAGACGCGGCCATCGGCATAAGGCCGTCATAAGTCAGGATCAGCAGGTCGCCAGCCCATTTGAGCATTGGCCGAGTGCCGACTGGGCTGCCCAGCTTCCAGACGCCGATCAACGCCCATGTGGCCGCGCTGGCCGGGTCAGTGCCACGGTAAACGATAGTTTCGCCAACGCTGGTGATGAACGCCAAGTTGTCGTCCACGCCGTAGCCAGCATCAAGCGTCCAAGTGTCCAGATCGACTAGATGGCCGCCGAACTTGCAGATCGCGCTCATGTCGAGGTACTGGGCAGCCCCGCCAATTGAGAGGGTCGGCAGATACCACGCCTTCAGGGTGTACTGCTCAACGAACCAGATGCGGTTCTTAAATAGCGTGATATTACAAAGGCTTGTGGTCGTGACGCCTGTAATGGCTGGCGTAGACGCGCCGTCAAGAGGCGTCCAAGTCGTGCCGTCATACAGCAGTGGCTTATCAACCCCGTTGACGCACATCAGGTAATTACCGCCCGCCGTGGTGATATTGATATATTCCCAGATGCCATTTGTCTTACCGCTGACAACAGCAGCGCCAACCACGCCGCCTGCCGTTACGTCATAAATCTTGCCCGTGCTGGTGGCGGCGAACATCTTGGAACTGTTGCCATAGTTGTAGACCATGACGGTCTGGACTTTGCCATCAAGGCCAGTGGCATACTTGGTATAGCCATCCCGCAGCGTAACATTGCTGACAGTCGGAAACATGTTGATAAGCGTAACCGCGTCCGCAGGGTCCATATTGGCAAAGCTATCACGCGCGTTCCAGCCGCCCAGCGGTGCGGGCAGCGACTCAACCTGAGCCGCGTTACGCTGAACCATGGAGCCGGGACTAATTCCCATAACCGCTATCCGGGATATTGTCCCAACCGATCAATACGCTACCGGGACGCGGGGCGAACGACAGGTTGGCCGCCGAGGTATCCTGAGCCACAGAAGTCTCGAATTCAGTCAGGTAATCGCGGTACAGCGCCGTGGTGTCGAAGCCCTTGGCTTGGAAGTATTTCAGCTTGGTGGACAGGACCATGAGGCGGTCAGGATAGATGCAGGTATCCGTGTCAGCCGTAAAGCTGTTCTGCACGGTCCCGCCGGACGAAAGCGCCCAGCCCTTGCTACGGTACTCAAAGCCAAGGTTCTCATTGGCCGAATAGCCCGGCCAAATCTGGAAATAGCCGCCTAGCAGCCGCCAGCGAATACGCGGGCCAGTGCTGATAAAGCCGCTGAGAAGCCATTCCCACTGCTGGGCGGACTCCGGGCCAAGCATTTCCCAATGCTTGCTCTTGTCCCACTGTGTACGCGGCACGATGCTGTCGTAGTCAGTCGGCAGGGCGTACTTAACCTTCTGGAAGTAGATCGTCCCAGCGGTCACGTTGCTGGTTGAATAGTTGGAAAGCGTGACCTGAGTGGCAGAGTCAACGCTCGCAATGAATGTGGCATTCGGGATGCCCGTGCCGACAACCATGTAAGTCGTGTCCAGACTGGCAGTGGACGGGATGCCAGTGATGGTCAGGGCGGAAGTGGTGTAAGTTCCCGTCGTAGTCGTGTACGAAGTGAAGAAGCTGTATGCAGTCGTAAGTTCGCGCCAGTCGGCTTTACGCAGCAATTCGTATCCAGAAGCGTTCATCAACGCCAAAATCTGGATAACGTCTTGGTTCGTATTACCCGCAACCGATACGGGTGTGGGAACGCCTAGTTCATTGGTGACCTGTTGCACCAACTGGAGCATCGTACTCGACATCTACATCATCTTTTCTGGGCTTGCCCGGTTTACGCTGCGACATGAGAGTAGCCATCTGGGCCTTTAGCTCATCAAGTTCGCTGCGCGTTCTTGCCAGTTCCGCTCCGCTTTCTGTGCGGTTCTTACTCGTCAGATACGCCCTAGCACGTTCCCTCATACCAGCGGCACCCATGCCCATACGCTGCAACTGGGAATCCGTGGCCGTAGCAACCTGCTCGACGGTCTGAAACTTAAGAATCTGCAATTCTGCCATCTGATGGTCACTGAAATCTTCAGGGCAATCCTTGTTCCACTGATCCAGTTTGGTGCCGATCACCTGACCGTCATCATTCTGGGACTGGAAATATAGCCACTGACGAATAAACCGTTCCTTGTGATGTTCGCGAACGGGCTGCTCAATGATGTTAGTTTTGTCGCCGGGTACCATGATGCGAACGAACGGGACATCCTTGTAGGGAGCCTTATCGTGCATGTAAAATTCTACATGCAGGTGAGCATCGGCATTGGCGGTGTCACTATCCAACGGCATAAATTACTCCTTTTACGTTGACGAAAGGGCCGCAGTAACGGCCCAAGTGGTGGCGGAAGTGCCAATGCAGATCGCTGTCTTGGTAGTGCCAAGAGCAACGCCGGTCGAACCGGCAACCGCCGCATTCATGGTCACGCCAGACGTTTCGTTGGTGTAAATCTGCAGGGTCGAAGCGCCGCCATTATAGACGTACACCAGCGCACCAGCTTCGCACGGGGGCAGCTTGACGCCAGTGCTGGCGGCAGTGGTGCCGATAGCGTTGACAACAGCCGAAAGCTGCAGGGCAGTGGCCTGTGTGGAGCCAGCGGCAACCAAGGCAGTCGCGCCGTCGCCGCAGATGGAAGTGGTCGCCAGCGGCGAATTGCCGGAGGCCAGAACGCGTGAGGGAATAGCCATGATTTGATCCTTTATTTAGGGTTTTGAACGTACAACGTGGCATACGGACAGGCATCGCCTTCGTCAGAATGCTGATACTTTATGTCGTAGGCCGAGAATTTGTCTTGCCACCATTCGCTAGGGAATACAGACAGATGAAGCGGGTGACCGATCAACTGACCCATCGTATCATCAAATAGGGCTATTTTGAAATAGCAACTATCAACACAATCCATAATATTTTTAATAACATCAGGCACATCGTCCGGCGGGATATGCTCCATAACGTCAGTACAATAGCCGATATTGCCGCTAATCCCTATTGGCTTGGTCAGATCAGCCACAGTAAATGGCATGTTATTGCCTTCGTCCCGGCAATTGTCAGCAAAATCAACAAGTTGCACCTCGCAGCGGGTTAGTTCGGCAATCTTTTTAGCGCCTCTACCAGTCCCACAGCCAAAGTCAACAATAATATCAGTTAGCCTTGGATTAGCTATGTCTATGAAAGCATTGGCAAAAGCCTCGCCGGGGGCAACTTCCCGGTAAAGCGGGGTGTGCCACATGGCCTGATATTTCTCGACTTCCGACATAGGCGGCGGCGGTTCTGACATGGCCTTGGCAATGGCGGGCAGCAGCCCGTAGCCATGAACCTGTATAATCGTGTCTTCTTCAGCAAGCTGCTGGGCGGCTGTCTGAAATTCCATAGCCTGACGGGCCATCCACGGGGCGGAAATGTATTCCTTGCCGCTGACCCAGTAGCTTTCGTGGGCGTCGCCATCATTGACCGCTTGGGGGTATGCATGGCCTTCGCCAGCCATCGAATAGCTGGAGTCAAAGCCGTAAAGGTGGATATTCCTGTAACCAAGGCAGAAGGCGATGCTCATGGCTTGGAGGCCAACGGTGGTGCCTCCGCCGATCAGGGCGCATTCTTCGTCCCCGATATACTCCTGAATGCCGGGGTAAGCCGGGTGCCAGACGGTTACGTCATTACAGCCCAAAGCATCAAATACCCTAGGCTGGCACTGAGACGCGATGAGGTACTTAGTGGCCTTATTGGGATAGACAAAGCCCTGATTAGCCAGCCTAGCGTCAAGCAGCACAAAGTAGTCAGGCGTCACATCTACGCTGGCAAGGATGGGAACCGTACCGTTTACGGCAAAAATCGTCTGCCCAGCGGCTTTATGAGCGGCAATCATGGGGAGCAGCGGCTTCATAGAAGGGCCGCCCCCCACAATCACAGCTACACCATCGTGCGGGTCTGCAAGTTGCAGCCACGGAAGATCACGAGCTACGGCACTTCTTACGTTGCCGAAAACCTCGTGATCCTCCGTGTTGCACACGATAGGGATCGTTTCGTCTAAATTAGACGATAGGATCATTACGTCACCTGACCCTGAAGATGGGGACGGTTGATCGACACAATAACAGTCGAAACACCCGAAGCCACAGTGGCAAGGTTAGCAGACTTAGCGCCAAGAACCGCCTTACCAGAAGCTGCCGTGGGCATAATGCGGCCCGTGGTAGCAGACTGGAAAACAGACACGCCAGCGTTGACTGCAACGGCGGTCTTCTTGATGACCGCGAGGCCGCCAATCTGGTACCAGCCGAAAGACGCGGCAAGGTTGGCCGACATCGCCACGGCAACAGGCTGCGCCAAGTTCGCCGTATTGGGCGAAAGGGCAGTCTGATAGGTCGTGGTGTTGTAGGTAACCAGCGAGCCAACTACCGTGCTGGCAACGCCAACAAGCAGAATGAACTCACCTTCGCCGTAGGTCGGATCAAACGCGCGGACAACCTGCCCAAGCGTTCCCGGCGGGGTGGGAATGGCAGAGGTGCCATTCGCCATCGTAACACCGGCATCAGTGTTCGCAATCTGGAGCATACCAGCGCGATTTTCCGTAAATGAATAAGCCATGTTTTAATCCTTAAATAGCATAGTTTTTCCTAGTTTGATACGACTGACTGCTGTTTGATGAATACCAAGGCGACTGGCAATGGTTTGTTGCGTATACCCTTCGGCTAAAAGATCCAAAACCCCATTAGCTTGCTCCCTAGTTAAAGTGCATCGCGTACCGCGTCGGCGTTTAGTATCCATATCGCGAATATTTGCTACACTATCACCAAGGAATAGGTGCTGCGGGTTTACACATTTGCGATTGTCGCATTTATGCAGAACCCAAAGCTTTAAAGGAATATCGCCTACAAACAGTTTGTAAGCAACGCGGTGGGACTGCTCTTGCCGGGACCGAAAATAGAACTTTCCATATCCATCCCGGTGAAGCGTCGATACCCATTCGTGACAACCAGATTCCCTTTGCACAACCTTTTCCAAAAACCTTTTCTTTTCATCTACTGGTGGCCTACCTACTGGCATTTGTGTCTCCCACTGAATGTCTGGGAATAATACATAAACACCAGTAAGTAAGCAACCAGTTAAGCGAAATCAGGCTATCAAAACCCCCTGAAACTGCGCGCCCGCGCAGGTCAAATTGCCAGCCCAGCCGATGAGCTTCACGATGGCGTCCTGATTGACGCTCTGACGTTCGCCACCAATCGGGACGAAGTTGCGATCCACATGCGGTCTGAACATAAGATAGGATGTATTGAGAAACCACATATGATTGGCAGTCGCGGCAGAGCCGATACCACCGTCAAGCACAACATCCGACGCCATACCAGCGCCGTAGTACTTCAGCGAGGCAAAGCCAGCGCCAGCCATCGACGAACCGGAGTCCGAAATGCGCTGGATGGACTGCAACGACTGCAAGTACAGGCGATAGTAGTTATTGTCGGCAACGATCAGGTCAGGCTTGTCCGTACCACGGATAAGCTGCACGGCCAGAGCGTCCATGTACTGCTGGATGTTCGAGGCAGTAACAGCCGAGCCGCCATTGGTCACGCCGGAATAAGCAACCGACTGCCAGAACGAGAACGAAGCGCGGTTGATGCCGCCATACGTTCCCGAGGAGGGCGCGTCAGGAACAGCAGCGCCGAGGCCGGTGATGTTCTTGCCGCTGTTGCCAGTGCCGTCCAGATAGATGTCGCCCGAAATACGGTTAGCCAACTGGGCTTCCGCAACATTCATGCGACCATCCAGCAGGTCGATGATGGCCGCTTTGCCGGAGTTCTGGATCATTTCCAGACCGGAAATCGTCACCGCCGAGGCGTACTGAGTGATGCTGAACTGAGCAGCCGAAATGGGGCTGTTCTGCGACACGTTCAACACTTCGTAACCGCTGTACGAATTGGTGTTGTTGGTGGTGGCGTCCGAGTACATGATTTCCTGCAGAATGACGTTACCGCCGCTGAAGGTCTTCACATTGCCACGATCCTTCAAACGACGAAGAAGCGCGTTATTGTTGGTCACGTTGTCGGCCAGTTCACCGCTGCGGCTCTGAATGTTCGTCGCAATGATGTCACTGATCGAACTATTGGCGAAAGCCATTGGGTAGTCCTTTCAAGGTGTGATTAAAAACGCTCGTTCACACTGTCGAGTTGTTCGATCAGCATAGAGCGTCTATCTTGCGCGTTGGTCTTAGTCTGAGCGCCGGGTGTGGAGCTTTTAACGCTAACCGCTGCCGCCTTAGCTGCTTTCGCAGCCCGATTGGCCGATGACGATTTTTGCGCTGCAGCGGCGGCCTGTGAGCTTTGCTGCGTGCGCGTGAAAATGTCATCGTTAAGGCGAATAGCCTTGTCATAGGCCTCTTCTAACGTGCCAGCTACACCACTCTGTAGGAGTTGGATCATAACCGGGCGCGCTTCTTCAAAGTACTCTGCCTTACCGGCAAAGTTATTGATTTCACCCAGCAAGGACTGGCTTTCAGCCTGTTCCTGCTGCTGTTTGAAACCATTAATTTCCCCGCGAACGCTATTAAGTTCGTTCTGCAGGGCATAATAATTCGGGTCAACGGGGCCGCCATGTGAGACGCCGCCCATATCACCCAAATCAATTCCATAGGACCGCGCCAGATTGGCAAGGTAAGCCCGCTTCTGGTCTGGGGCGCTATAGCGAAGGGCGTGGTCGGCCTCCATGAGCGCCTTGACGGCGCGGGGGGCGTCAATGCCAAGGCCCTGAATGGTGTTGATATAAGGCTGGATGGCCTCATTCATCTGGTCGGCAAACTGGGCCTTGGACCGCAGCGGCTCAATGCCAGCGCGCATTTCTTCTTCGCGCTTGTATGCGTATTCCTGCAAGCGGGGGTCGGCGGTCTGCCAGACTTCGTGGAAGTCGCGCTTCCAAGAGGACGGCGGGCGCTTCCAAACGGGTTCGTCGGCGTCCGGTTCGGCGGCAGGGGCGTCCTTAGCGGCTACAAACTTGCCGTCTGAGGCGCGCGGCGCGCTGGGTTCGTCAGGACCGTCTTCAGTCCCAATATCGTCAAACTGCTGGGCCAGTAGCTCTTTGCGGTCTACTGCTTTGTCATTTTCTTCTGGAACGATCTGGTCTTGGGTGTCCAAGTTCAGTTTCTCCGTAGTTGTTTGAGGATTTGGTTTGCCTGTCTGTCGCTCATGTCAGCCAAACGTCTATGTAACATTTCACGCCGGGTGTCTTTCGGGGGTGGCGGCGTCGTGTGCATCTTCTCGTTGCCGATTTCGATGCAGTTATGTTGCCGCAGATGCTCCCTATGCTTGGACCTCGAAGTAATCATGCTTCCGTCAACCATGCTCTTATAGGGATTGATGTCAAGCATAATCTGAGGACTGTCGCTAGTCTCTGCGAAGTCTTCACGATACCAAGTCAATTCGCCGTCATGGTATTCGGCTACTTTGCCTTTATTGTCGTAAATCGCTTTGTACTTGCTCATAGCAGCACCATTAAGTCTTCATCTTCCATTTCTAAGTATTGGTTCCAAAGTTGCTCAACGCGGTTTAAGTCTTTGATAAACTTATCAAAATCAATGCGGGGAGTCATTACTTGGTCTTTATTATACTTGCTCTTGCTCTTTACTTCAAACCCAGCCGTCAATTCTTTGGCTAGTTCTGGCTTACCTTCAACGATGCGCTCATACGCGGCAATGATATCCTCGCGCTTGCGCTTATCCCTTTGATTTTCCTTATCAAATAGCTCTTTTAGCTTCTTGTGGTAATCGCCGTCGTGGGTGTCATCAGTGATGATAATCGGTGGCGTGGTGTAAAATACCGTGCCAGCCGCGCCAGTTGCTTGGACCCCATTCAGCCCAAAGAATATTTCGCCATTGGCTACCGTGCCGACTTGGCCCGTGGCCTGTACGCCTGTCAGGGCAATGGTAATACCGGGCGTAGCAGTCCCAACAGACCCCGTGGCAACGTTGGCCCCAAGCAGGGTAGTGTCTGCGTCTGTTACATTCCCTGCCGCCCCAGTGGCCTGTACGCCCGTTACAGACACGGAATCAGACGGGGTGACCGTACCAGCCGCGCCTGTACCAGCATTGCCAGTTATGGCAACAGTGCGCTCACCTACGCCAACGCTGCCCGGTGAACCCGTGGCAGCATTGCCTGTAATTGGGAGGCTATCCCAGAGGGCATCATCCCATGTGCCTGTGTCCCATGGACCCTGCGCCATAGGAATTAAGCAATGCGGATAAGGGCATTGGTTGCGTCACTGGTCGGCATGGTCAAGGTAAACGTCCCAGCGGTTACGGTCTGCGAACCAAACGTGTGCGCCGAAATGGCCTTGTTGCTCTGGGTCGAATTGTAGATCAGGACGCAATCAAAGGCGGTGGTCAGGGTTACAGTCGTGTAAGTCAGGCTGGCCGAAGGCGTCCAATAGCCCGTCGTACCGCTAGTCGTGGGGGCCGTGGCATTGGTGACAGTGACGCCGCCCGCCGAGTAGCCCACGCCAGACACTTCGCCAGTTGCGCTATAGGCCGTAGTAGCCGCGCTAATTGTGGCCGAGGCCAGATATAGAGCCGCCTTGAGGGTGTCAACCGTAGTCGTACCGCGCACGACAGTCGTGCCAAGTGCATGAATTCCCGACAGAATTTCGCCCTTAAAGGACGTACACATTGCCTGAGTATTGCTCACGAGAAGCCTCCAATTTCAGTTACGGAAATCATGGGTTTTTTAAGATGGACATGAACTGAGCGGTGGACCACTTCATCGCCGTCCCAGTATTCAACCCATTTGGTCAATTCATTATCGTCTTCAAACTGGCCTTCGCGCATTTCTAGCAGCGCCTCGTCCATGTCGCCTTTAGTTGTCGTAATCACTGTATCATCCCCTGCGGTGCCCCCGGTACAGGCTCAACACCCACGGCCCGGCCATCTGGACCCCGGACAATCCGCTTGGGCGCACTAGCTGCCTGTAGGACATCATGGAGCTTCTGCATGGATTCGCCGTGCATGTTCGCCATGTTGTTATGGGCGTTGGTCATCTGGTCCATCGCCATGCGGACATTATGGCCCAGATCGTCGGTAATGGTCTGGGTGGCCGCCTGTTGGGCTTCGATCATCGGCAGGTCCATGCCGGGGTTAGCCGCAATCCGGGCAACCATGATCTTAGTTGCCGCGTCCAGTTCAGTCTTCCAGCGGTCAAACTGCTCACGGGCAGCTAGCTCCTGCATCTTGAGCTGGGCGTCGTGCTGCTGGCGCTGCGTCTCCATCTGGGCGTCCATCTGAGCCTTCATCTGCTCGATCTGCATGTCAGCCTGAGCGCGGGCCTGTTGCGACTGGATATCAGCCTGAGCCTTAACCTGCGCCGCCTGAGACACGGCCTGAGCCTTAATGGCTTCGGGGTTCGGTGCCGGGTTCTGTGCCGCCTGCGCCGCTTTCTGCTCAAGCTGGCGAGTAGCCATATCAATCGTACCCTCAATAGTCTGGGCCTGCTTGAACCCGCCAACCGAGTACTTAATGATTTCCATGAGCATCGGCGTCATTTCAGGCACCTGCTGGGTCGCTGGCACCATTTCACGCATCAAATTACTGAACGCAGTCATGAACTCCATGCGCTCTTGCTTGTTCTGGTTTTCGTCAATCTGAACAAGGCTGTCAGCCGCGACCTGAACACGGAACGAACGAAGGGGG